GCCAGCCTCATCGGCCACCGCTTTCGCGTCAACCTGCCGCAGCAGGTCGGATAGTTGTTCACGGGTAATCATGGCGGCGATTCTGGCACGAATGTCCAAAGATGAGAAGACATTTATGTCCGATCGGATCAGTCGGGATTGCAGAAAGCATTGGACATTGGTGTCCAGACCGGAACAAAATCCAACCATCGCAACACGCAACCCGGAGCCCAACATGCAAGCCTTCCAATCCGCCTCTGACCTGATCCGCGCCGAAGAACTCAAGGGTCCATCCGACCTGTACGCCGCCCTTCTTACTGTGAAGAACGGTTTTGCCAACGGCCTGACGACGCTGGGCTGCTACTGCTTTACCAAGGCCGAGATCAAGCGCGCTGGCATTTCCTGGGACTTTGTAGTTCAGTCGTGCGAACTGCTCGGCCTGCGGCTGGAAAACAGGCACGGCCGGCGCGGCCACATGGTGAGCAAGTAAACATCCCGCTGCGGTGGCAGCGGCAAGCCCAGCGGCTTGCCAGTGTCACCCACCAACCGGACAACACCATGGAATCCGAAGACTGCTACATCAAGAGCCCCACCATGGCCATGGCTTACCTGGACCGCCGAGCCGAAGACGCCCGCCAACTCCGCGCCGAGCTGCTCAACCTCGACTACGTGGCCGTCCGCATCGAGCCTAACGGTGAAGTGCTGGTGGGCACCACACGCTGCAAGTCCGTGACCTGCGCCCTCGCTTACATCCTCCGCCGCTGGTGGTGAACACATGAACGGCCAACCCCTCCGCCCCATCGACTACTTCTTCGCCGCCGCCTTCGGCATCACCCTCGGCCTGCTACTCGCGGCCTTCATCTAAACCACAGGAGCCCACCTCATGCAATACACCACCTACGGCCCCGGCGACAGCGCCACCTGGGGACCGTGCACCGACCCGCGCGACCCGCGCTGGGATGGCGACCGCGAGCCCAGCGACAGCCACCGCGCCGATGCGGCAGACGAACTGCTGGCCGACGCCTGGGCCACCAGCGACTGGCTGGCCGCGAACATCACGCAACCCGAGTGCAGCACCACCGATGTGCGCGGTTTCGAGCACCTGGACATGAGCGAGGCCACGGTAGACCAGCTCTGGACGCTGATGCTGACCGGCTCAGATGCGCAGTGCTTGCATGCTCGCATGGAGATGAAAGACCGCATCCTGCGCGACGAGCGCACCTGGATTGATGACCGCGCCATGGAACTCATGGCCGACAGCATGAACGATGACCCCTATCACGACGACCCCCACCACTGGTACTGAAAGGACCGACATCATGGAATTCCAAATGCACAACGTGCGCAGCGTAACGCCGGAACCGACAGAAGCTCAGGTCATTCCTTGCTCCGGGCGCGTGTTCTTCATCCGCAAGCTGCGAATCACGGACGACAAAGGCGTCACCATGACGCTGCGCCTGTTCTCGGACAGCGCCGAGGGGCTGAAGATCGCGGAATTCTCGGAGGTGGCGGCATGACCACTCTAACCGACACCCAGCGCACCGACGACTGGCACGCCGCCCGCGCCGGCAAGGTCACCGCCAGCCGCTTCCAGGACGTCCTGGCCAGAAACAAACCCACAGCCGCGCAGGCCAAGGCCGGCGAGCCTGGCAACCCGAGCGCCGAGCGCACCCGCTACCTCTGGCAGATCGTGACTGAGCGCCTGACGGGCCAGCCCGTGCAGATGCCCGACGCCGCACCGCTGCGCTGGGGCCGCGAGAACGAAGACGCCGCCCGCGTGGCGTACCAGTTCACCACCAGCGCCAAGATCACCGAAACGGGCTTCGTGGCGCACCCGAAGCTGCCCATCGGCGTGAGCCCTGACGGCCTGGTGACGGACGAGACGGACCCCGATGGCGCGTTCGGACTCATCGAAATCAAGTGCCCGTGGTCATCTCAGGTCCACCTCGAAACGTGGCTGGGCGGCATGCCAGAGGATCACATGCCGCAGATCCAGGGCCAGATGTGGCTGACGGGGCGCGAGTGGTGCGACTTCATTTCCTACGATCCCCGCATGCCCGCCGACCTGCAGCTCTACGTCCAGCGAGTCAAGGGTAACCCCGAGTTCCAGGCCAGCATGGAACGCGAGATCATCGCATTCAGCGAGCAGGCAGACGAGATCGTCGCCAAGCTGCGTGCCAAGGTGTCTTTCTAACCACAGTAACCACAGGAGTTCTGCATGACAACTGCACTCGTTCCCGTCGATCAAGTCGAGCGCATGGCCGTGGCCGTCGCCAAGTCCGGCCTATTCGGCACCAAAACGGCTGACCAGGCTTTGGCCCTGATGCTCATCGCCCAGGCCGAGGGACTGCACCCGGCCATCGCCGCCCGTGACTACCACGTGATCAACGGCAGGCCCACGCTCAAGGCCGACGCCATGCTGGCCCGATTCCACTCGGCAGGCGGCAGCGTGCGCTGGGGCGAATACACCGACCGGCGCGTGGTCGGCACGTTCAGCCACCCGCAAGGCGGCAGCGTGGAGGTCGAGTGGACGCTGGACATGGCCACGGCTGCCGGCCTGACCAAGAACCCGACATGGAAGTCCTACCCGCGCCAGATGTTGCGCGCCCGGTGCGTTTCCGAGGGCATCCGCACCGTGTTCCCCGGCGTGGTGGTCGGCACCTACACGCCCGAGGAGGCCGAAGACGCCGGCCATGCGCCGGCCGCGCAAGCCGCGCCGGCCCGTGACATGGGACCAGCGATCGAGGTCGCCGACTTTTCCCAGATCATGCGCCAGATCGACGCCGCGCAAACGGTGGACGAACTCAACGCCCTGCGCGCCGCAATCCGCACGCTGGACCGTGAAGCCCGCGCCGAGGCCATGGACGCGGCCAAGGTGCGCGCAGATCAGATCCGCGCCGCCCAGGAACCCGCAGCAGACCAAGGGGGCGCAGATGACCCGATCTGATACCTCTGCCGAAACCGTGGCGCCGCAGCGCCTTTTCAGCGTGGTCCCCGCCGGCGACCGCTGGCTTGTCGTGCGCCGCTTGACTTGGCTGGACGGGTCAGCCGCAGTGGTGGCCGATTGCCTGACGCGCAGCAGCGCAGAACAGGTGTGCGCCGATTTGAACGGGAGGGATGAGTGATGGAACTGAGAGACCAGGACGGGACGCTGCTGATGGCGGTGGGCGAGACTGGCGGGTACGCCTTTCCATGCGCGCCATCACCCACGCATTTTTCATCCAGCGGCATGACCCTGCGCGATTACTTCGCGGCGAAGGCCTTACATGCAGAAATTATTACAGGCAGGCAACGGTATGACCTCGGATTGCTTGAAGTTGACGAATGGAGCCAAGCGCAGCAACTTATTGCAGGGTACGCCTACGACATGGCCGACGCCATGCTGAAAGCGAGGACCGCATGACCCCCCTCCGCCCCCGCGTAGCCGACACCCTGGCCATCGTCCAAGAGCGCCAGCCCGTAGCCATGGCCGACATTGCCTACCGCCTGGGATGCGAAGCCGCCACAGCCAAAACCTACCTCAGCCAGCTTCACCAGGCCGGCCTGATCGTGCCGTCCAGCCGCGGCCGCTGGGCACGCTGGCGCATCGCACCGCCGCCACCGCCGCCCGAGCCTGACTCGGTAGCCCTGCAACGGGCCATCGAGCAAGCGTCCAGCATCTGGCATTACGCGCGCCGCATCGGCGTCATCTCAGGAGTCCACCAATGATCCGCATCCCGAATCCTTTTCGCACCCCGAGCCCCGAGGAGTTGATCGCCCGCGAGCTGGACCAGGCCAGGCGCGGCCTGCTTGAAGCGCAGACCGGGCGCGACTACGCCACGGCGATGGTCGCGTATCACGAGACGCGAATTGACCGACTGCGAACGCAGTTGGAGATGGCGGGAGAGGGGCAATGACTGACCTGAAGAAAGCCGCCCAGCAGGCGCTGGAGGCGTTGGAATCCGGGCTTGACGTTGACCCGATTTTTGCGGGTGAAACCGAGACTGCCCTCCGCGCCGCGCTGGAGCAGACGGAGCAGGAGCCGGTGGCTCGGTTTGACGAGCGATACGGTGGACCAGTCTTGCTGGCAAGTGCGCCGATGTTGCGTGACGGCCAACTGTTATATACCGACCCACCCCGCCGCGAGTGGCGCTCGTTGAGCGAGGAGGAGATCGGCCGCGCTTACTTTGCCTCCGCAACGCACACAGAGTACGCCCGCGCCATCGAGGCCGCGCTGAAGGAGAAGAACCATGGCTGAAGAAATATCACCGCTGGAAAACCACGGTTGGTGGATGGAGCAGTTGCGCAAAGACGCGAAAGCAAATCGGCCCGAAGCCCTGCGGCTGGCCGACACACCGTTCGCATTGCGTGACGGCAGATGGAACTTTGACGCGGATGACGAACTGCGCCGCCTGCACGTCCTGAACGTGGAACTGCTGGAGGCGTTGAAAGAAATGCTCTTCCCGTATCGAGAGGAAACCGCCCCTTATGAGAAAGCCAGAGACCAAGCCCGCGCCGCCATCGCCAAAGCGGATGGGAGCGTATGACCCGCAACGACATCATCCGCATGGCGCGAAAGGCTGGATATACCGGCTTGAACGATCCATGGTTGCATGAGCTTGCCCGCAAAGCCTACGCCGCAGGAGCCGCCGCCGAGCGCGAGGCATGTGCGAAGGCGTGCGAGGACGACCCGTCAAAAGCCGGCGAATGGACCGAGGACGCGCATACAGGTGGATACTACGCCGAAATCATCCGCGCAAG